GCTGCGCGTCATCTGCTGCCTTTGCCATGTTGGCCATTGCGCCATTAATAGGGTCTAACGTGTCAGTCCTGCCCAGGGAAGACAGGCCGCCGCCAATCAAAAATCCAGCACTAGCGGAATACAAGATGTCATAGGGGTCTTTGACAGCGTTCTGACTAACAATGTAACTTTCGACAATCGCATTTGTTGCTGCTGCGGCCGTACCTCCGCGAAAAGCTCTTTGCAGCCTTGTCAGCTTGTTGCCCCAAATCAATGGAGCCGCCACACCTTCTGTAGCTACGCTAAGTCCAATTGCTGCCGGGTCAGCCAAGGCCACGCCAAAGCGGATACCAACTCCGCCCCAGCCAAGCTGGGCAAGCTTCTGGTCGTTTTCGTATGTCTTGAACGCCTCCTCACGCAAAGACTCAAGTTGAGGCATACTGTATGCGTCCTCGACAAACCCGTGGTACTCTTCTGGAAGGCCAGATGTTGCTTTCCGGCGCTCCTCTATAGACAACTGAAAGTCTGGGTCAGGGGCAAACTCCTCGCGCCCGCGCAATGCCCAAGACATCATCCAGTCTTCTTGAACAGACGCCCGGACAGCTTCGCCAAAGGTGGGCTTTTGCGCCTCTAACTCCGCTTCAGCGGCGCGTTCAACAGCCTCTCGTGTTGGCGTAATTTCAGGCCTAGCGGGACTGAGCAGGTCTTCTTCTTCGTTCATCACTCAGCCTTCTCTATAGGGGCTTCGCCGCTAAAGTCTTCAGAACCAGAAACGCCCAGCATCTGCTCCAAAACGGATGTTGTGGCTTTGCTAATATCCTCAGCCTCCAAACGGAAGCTTCGCTCCGGGTGCAAAATACGAAGTCTTTTAAGCCGTGCGTTATACTCAGTCATACCCTCAAAGCGCCCGCTGCGGGTGTGGAACTCCAACTCTACCTTCTTGCGGAAGTTCATTTCTGTATTCTTCGCAATCTCAATGAGTCCGGCGTCAGACCTTTGCGTAATCATGTATTTATTTAGGTCATCAAGGGTAAACTCAATTGGAAATGCTCTTTTCGGGTCATCAATGTCTGTTGCAATCACAGGCGAACCACCACTATGCACCAGTGTCCAGCGGTCCATTGTGCCTGCTAAGGGGCGGATGGAAAGCTCTTCGCTGTCAAACTCTTCAGCGACATAAGGATACTTCAAGATTGAATCCTTGACGGCGGCAGTCGCCATTTCTTCAACATTTCTGGGCATCCCCATTGTCTTGGGAACCATTATGTTCCGGATGCGCACATGAGACTCGCCGTAATCTTTTGCAGCAAGCTCAACGGCGGCTTCTGCCGGGACACCAAGTTTAATGTAATCTTTTGCTGCTTTGCTAACGTAACTTTGAATTTCTGACGTATTTTGGATTACAAAGTCTTCATCAGGGCCAAGGCCAGGAATGTGCTGATACCAAGAATAGCTTTGTGATGCTGTGTCCGAGATGGACTCGACCCCACTTTGAACCTGTTTGTAACTTGCGTTTACGTCGATGTCGTCTCGCTGTTGCTGTAGTGTCCGAATGGTGGCAACTGCACCAAAATGAGGCTCAAGACGGAAATAGCCTTCAAATATTTTCTTGCTTTCGGCCGACACATGCCTGTTGGCAACGCCGCGACCAGCCAGCTTCATTTCTCGGTACAATTCAATTGCAGCAGAAACGCCCTCCTTCTCTGCGTCTTCAGGGTCAAAGTTAGGGTTTGTAATCCGTTCAGCTTGTGTGTTCAGCACTGACACAAACGTCTCATATGTTGTCCCGTTCTTAGACAAATCATTGATTTGCGAAGGAACATTGTCCGAAAGCTCGGCCATGCGTGTGTTGACAGCTTTCTTTGTTTCCTTGTCGGTTGCTTGGCCAGCCACGAACTCAAACTCGCCTCTCCTCATGAAATCCAAATGAGTTTCGGATGTAGCGGTTTCCGCAGCAGCCTTGCGCAAGTCTTCACGCGACGACGCCAAGCCAGACAGTATTCCTATGACAGTGCCTTGGTCCCCTCCTGTTGCAAACTTTAAAGGCGCACGGCCGCCAAGCTCGGATGTCAGCAATGCTTCAGCCGCATCAATCCTTGCTACAATCTCTGGGTAGTTCTGTCGAGTCACGCCCTCTGACTTGATTATATTGGTAACAAAGTCTTGGTGTTGATTCGCAAGGTTCAAAGCAATTTCATCTAACTGCTCCGGCGTCTTTCCGTGCGTCTCGATTGCTGACGCAGAGTAATATTCAGAAAACTTTGCGGCGTTGTCAGCCCCTGACATTTTGGGGTTGTAGGCGTCTTCGGCTGAAGACAGAATGTTTCTTGACGTTAGGTCTTCTACATCCTTAAAGCGTCTGCTCAATATACTCAGCATAGGGCCGACATCTGTTGAGCGCATTTGAGAGAAGTCAACAGAGCTAGATGAGCCATCCCCCATGGTAAAGGTATACGTACCCGCGCCTTCAATGGCCTCCTCGATTTCTGATTGCTCCCTCGAAGACATATTTGCGCTGTTCAAAACCCCAGCAGCAGAGTCTCGCGCGTCATTAAAAAGCTTTGTTTCAGTTTGGTTCAGGTCAACAATCAACTTCTCTCGGTTTGCTTGGCTAACGCTACCATCAAATCGCAACCTCAATAGGATGTCGGCTACTTCCTCGTGACTTCCGGCACCGGCAATTTCACGGTTGTAGTCTTGGTAAAGTACCTGTTGCTGGACCCCCGCCCTTGTAAACTTCATCCTTAGGCCATTTTTCTCGGCGTCAACAAAAGTGGTTTCAATGCTGTTGAGCAACGCAACTCTTTCGGGATGTCCATCCGCATACAAAGATATTTGGTTCATAGCTGTGTAGATGGTCGTTTCAGCGGCGGTGGTACGCGCAACCTGGCCGCGCCCAAAGGCTTGATTTGCGCCACTACTGCGTTGCGCGCGAGTGCTTTGCCTAATAGCGTTCTCGACCAAAGCTTTGCGGCGTGGGGTGTAATCCCGGCCTTCAACCTCAGAGATTAGCTTGCTGCGGTGCGTCTCAAAATTCTGATTAAAAGTTTGAGTGTCAGTGTCTGTGTTTTGCTCAAGGAACCCGCTAGTGGCCACAACAGCGCGGTCTGCCTCCTCTGCAAGAATACGCCTGTCTTCGGCATCTCGCTCCGCGACAGCAAAGTCAAATTCAACTTTTTTCTGACGCCGCTGAAACTCAATTTCGTTTGACTGGCGTTCCTTTTCGGCTTTTAGTTGCCCCTCTTCAATGCGCATTTGGCCTTCTGCAAACGTGGCACCGGCACGGCCAACAGCCTGACCCATCCGCGCCATAGCCTCTCCAGGCGCAGTGAACGCGCCAGCGCTTGGCCTTGCCCCAAGCTGACCCGTGGCCAATTCAACTGTTGGGCCAGCGCCCTTTGCGTAAAGCGGGATTCTTGGCATAGCTAGGAACTAAGCTCCTTTTGGTATCTTGATTTTTCAAGCGCCAGCATCCTGTTCTGGAAGCCAACTTGCGCATCATATGCGGCGGTTCGCTGCCCAAGCAGCGTTTGTTGCTGTCGGAAATTAGCCATAGCAGAAGTTGCTCCAACAACGCTTGTCAAAGCCGCCATGTTGTAAGCAGAGGCCTGCGCCTTCCCTGTCATCCTAGCCATAGCTGCATTTGAAGCGGCATTTGCTTCTTCTACGCTGCCCGCGTATTGGATGCGCAAAGCGTCAACTTCGGTATTGAAGTAAGTGTCTTTCATGGCCTCAAGGGGGCTACCGGACATCTGTATCCCGGAAGCTGCGGTAGCTACTCTCTGTGACCCCTTTAGTCTTTCTGAGTTCCTACGCAGAGACACTTCTTGGTTGCGGCGGGCGCGTTGCGTGAGGATAAGCTCGTTTTCTGCTACCTGGGCTTGGTATTCACCAACAGCGGCAGCTTGTCGTGCAGCAGCGCGGTTGCCCTTGAAGCCCATAACCCCCTGGGCAACGGACGCAGCAGCCATGATGGTGGTCGGTTCCATTACGCCACCCTCGCCATTCTGTAATAATCGTCACCTTCAACGCCGTACTTGCGCATCACGCCCTCGTTCTCAAACCCAAGCCACTCTGCGAACCTGTATGCCCGGTCATCATCTACATGAATACTGGCTTGCACCCTGCGTAGCTCTGTGTCTTGCAATATACTATCAAACAGCTTTTTTGCATAACGGGCAAAGGATGCTGGCTTGCCAAGGCACTCCGGCGATACCAGCACCCATGCTTCCCCCGCCCCAAACCACATAACGTGCGCACCGCCGACAGCCATTACCTTGTCATCGTCTAGAAGCGTGTAGGCAACTATCTCGTTATGACCCAGTAACCCTGCACGAGAAGCACTGTCGAACTCGTAATCCAACTCGATGTCGTACACATCTTCTTGTTTGTATGGTCGTATATTAAGCATCGAATGTGTTAGACCTCCGCATAACTGCCAGAATGGTCATAGGCAGGGGCTGCGTCTGTCTAACGAAAACTCTGGCGTCGTTGTCATAACCTGACGGGAACGAAATCTCCTTGTCCCCATCAAACATTGGCACGGCCTCATCCATGGCCATGCTGCTGTCGCGGAAGGGCAGACGGTCCAGGTTATCTTCGTCAGGCCCAATCTCAGCACCCACCGTGTCGAGGAACCGGATGGTAGCCCCGTGGATGCGTTTGATTTTGCCTTGAGATACCCCGTCGTCAGCCCCGCCCTCCATGCGCAGCGTTTGAACTTTAGAATCGTAGGAATAACCCACATGCACCGTGCTTGCGCTGCGGTCCAGCGTCACCGCACCACCGCTAACCGTCTTGTCAGCATGTGCCGCGCCATCAGCTAGAATCTGCACCGCCTCACCTTCGAGGTGGTTCAGGCCGGTAATCGTGGTCGTGGCGGTGTCGTCATATGTCAGACCGGAGTCTACATAGAAAGCATCCGAGACGTCTGTGCCGAAGTAGATATTCTCCATGAACACGATGTGGCGCACAACAGAACCGTCGATGGTGCGCTTGACCGACAAGTAAACCTGGTCCTCAGCGCCGCTAGGTATAGCCGTTATACTCTCCACAACCCCAGACTCCCCCATTGGGTGAGTGTGCCACCCAATAGTCTGGTTTTGTGGGTCATATGAAAGGCCGATAAGAACCCCGTCTGTGCGCACAAACCACAGGATAAGCTCCGGCTCCTGCTGCCAAATCATGTCGGTCAGACCGCCACGGGCAATATGCTCCGCTAGAATTGTAAGGTCACGCCCTACAAGCCCGTCAGTGTCCAAGTCGAATGTGACCTCTTTGACCTTCTCCTGCCCCTTCTGAATAAGGATGGTGCTGGAGCCAGCGCGGATAGGGCGCACGTCAGATGAGCCAAAGGTTGTCTCACGAAGGACGTTCACGTTAGTCGGCGTAACTGGCTGGGTGCCGGTACCACCTGACAGTGTGAACTCTGCACTTGTTGTCAGAAGCTGCAAGAAGCGGCCCTGAATCATGTGCTTAATGACGTTCACTTGGTCCGATGCGATGGTAACGTTGATTGCATCGTCATCGTTCAGGCCGGGTGTCATGTTCTCGAAGTCAGCAGTCTGAGAGCCAAAGATGGTTTGTGGCTGGCCTGTTGTGCCAGCAAAGTACAGGCGCTCCTCGTAGAACGCTACAGCGCGTGGGAAGCCTTGGTCGCCGCCAAATGCACCGAGAGACCAGCGGGTGTTGGCATTGGAGGAGCCGACAGAACTGTCTGGTAGCGTTGAGTTTCCATACTGGTCTTCATGCACGACAGCAGTAACCTCGGTGGCACTAGTAAAAACCGTAATCTCTACATGACCAAACTCGTCGTGCCGGTATTCCCAATCAATAGTCCCGTAAGTTTCTGTGCCGGTCAGATGCACAGGCGGCGTATTCCCCGAACTTACGGTGCTGCCGGTTACGTTCTTATAGACATGCCCGCCAAACCTGACCGTTGCATTGTTAGCATAGCTCGTACTCGCCGCCCACTCGTCATGTGCAATCTCAAGGATTTCACGAGTGCGAATAAACCGGCCTACATCATCGGAGCTAAAGACGTCAGCAGAGGCAGTGACCGTCACTGTGCCTGTTTCCGCAGAAAAGTAAATCGTAGTGTCTGTGGTGTTCTCATCCAGCCACGGGCCGTCAACAAAGTCGATGTCCGTCAGCGTGAAGCTTGTCGTTGTCGTGCGGGTCAGCTTTGCTGGCTCATGGTCCTTATGCGCAAGATACAGAACGTCAGCAGACTGCACATGATTTAGCTCGAAGACCTGTGCTTCTGTGTAGGTGGTCGTGACCTCTACAATCTTGCCGGATGTGCCGCCGCTGGTGTAGGCCGTGAAGCCAGTCCCGTTGATGCCGGAAAGCTCGAAGGTGTTGGTCGTTTTGTTAGCAACCGTAAATTCACGGTTATTCAACTCCACCATGCCAGCGACATCCTTGATGAACACGCGGTCACCATTGGAATAGCCGTGAGTGCTAGCCGTAACGACAACAGGGTTAGCCTGTGTTGCGGCAGTGATGGACTTGGTTGCTTCTGTCAGCAGCCCACCGTCTTTGAAGAAGCGGATATAATTTGCCCCAAATTCAAGGACATAGGCTTGTTCGTCACTAAACTGGAAGTCGATGAGCCGCACCTTGCCACCGTCTTTTGACGTGCCAGCATACTTGGTGCCTGGTCTGCGAGTGATGCCACCCTGTGGGAAGATAAGCATATTCTCCAGCTTCTGTGCGCCGGAGTTATACTTTTGCAGGTCAATACGGCCTTCAAGGCGCGGCGAAAACTCGCCCGCTTGAAAGTTTGTGACAATAGTTGAAACGCGGGCCATATCAGAACCTGATGTTTATGAAGTCATCTGCAATCAGCTTGTCAGGCATACCCTCCATAGCATCAGCAGAACGGGCTTCACGCAGCCGCAACTCGTATAGCTGTTGCATGGACTGGCTTACCGTTGTGCTGCCTGTAATAGCATAGGCCGTCTCTGCGGCCAGTTTGTGTGCAATAGTGCTGGAGAGCAGAGGGTCGTATGTTTCTGTGTCGGTAACCCTAGCTAAGTAAGTAATCTTGCAAGTCCCCTCGTTGCTAAGAACCTTGCGGCCTTCAATCTTAAACATGACCTCACTGTCATACGGGGCTACGTCGCTGTCGATGTTGCTGTTCCAAAACGACAACACGCGAAGGCAATACGGGTTGGTTGGGAGAGTAAATTGATTAGCAAACCCGAAGGCCGGAGTCTCTGAGTCTTTGGCAAGCGAGGCGCGGGTAATCGCTACATTCCAAGGATGCGCTCGTATAACAGCGTCTCTAACAGTTTCAAACCTGCGGTTGCACAGCCGGGCTTCTTTAGAGTTTTCGGTAAGTGCAGTAATTGTAGCTGCACCCAACAGGTCCATTGCCTCGTTACAGATGTCCACTACGGATGGCATTACTTTACTAACCTTTCCAAATTAACAAGGACGCCCTGGCTCGTATTCGAGTCGCCGCCCTTCCAAATCTTGCCCTCGTCCTTCGCTTCTTGCACAAGAGCCTTGAGTCGTTCTGTGGGTAATATTACCACAGTTTCGCCGTCCACAATAAACGCCCAGAAATCTGCCTCAGTAGTGGATATACCTGACGGCTTTCCCCTAGAAAAAAACTCCACAAACACCTTGCCGGTTCGTGAAGCCTTGAAGTCCCTCTTAATCTCAATGGTTTTTGACATGAGTATGTCGGCTAACCAGCTTTCCGCCATCTGCCCGACTTTCAAGTCGTACCTAAAATCTCTATTGAACTCCACCTACCCGGCCCTCGGATTGGAGCAAAGGAGGGCGGTGTCAAGCCGCCCCCCTTATCTAGTTAGTCTACGACGTACTCAATGATGAACGCCATGTCACCAGCGGAAGCGCCTTCGGCACTGAACGTGGCAGCAACGTAGTATACGTCACTTGGGTCAGAGCTTTGACCCGCCAGTTCCCAGACCTGCTGACCAGTGGTGTTGAGGTCAAGCACTTCGTAACGGAGTTCCGCTACGCCAGCGCCATCGGCAACAGCAGTGGCCAGAGCGTCCTCGTCCACAACCACGCCAGCGTTGGTGTAGAAACCAACATTGTAGGCGCAGGAGCCGCCCAAGGCATCAGAGCCTACACGGACAGACACGAGGGTCGCATGGGTTGGAACAGGAGCCAGCATAACGATGTCGTCATCGTTAGTGTCGGTTGCAGCAAGTGCCACGTTGCCCTGAGCAATGCGGACGCGGCCGCCAAGCTCAGAAGCTGCATTTGCTACCTGCGGGAGTGCCTCAAGGTTGGCGATGAGGTCAGAGTTTTTGGTTGTCATCTCTCAATCTCCCTTACGCTGCGCCGTCAAGGTCATCTTCGTCACACTTGATGCGAACAACCATGTTCTCTTGCATCCGTGTAGCGCCGATATCCATGCAGTAATAGACCTGAGTTGAATAACCCTTGTCCGCACGCTCATCAATACGAGCCGACACATCCTTACCAACGCCAAGCGCAAGACCTTCTTCGGCCCAGGCAAAGCAAGTACGGACGTTGTTGGCGTCAGCCGACAGACGGTTCGACATGATGAAGTTGAAGCCCATGAACTGGTTGATTTCACCTTGTACCAGAGCCTTGACAGTATTGAAGTCGGCAGAGGTAACGCTGGTGTCAGCAAGCAGTGCGTGGATTTGGCTTGGACCCATTACGATGTAGCGAGGAATCGAAGGGTCAACGTCAGCCTGGTCCAGCAGCTTCTTGGCTTCGCGCAGCTTGGTCAGGTTCATGTTGGTGTCAGCACCACCGACAGAAACCGCAACATCCTGGTTGGTGTCGAAAGCGGTCGAAGTCGAACCGGTCTCACCAGTGTTGGAAGCAGCATCAAATGCAGTGATGATAACATCGTCCATGGCACGGCCCATGGCAGCAGCAGCGGCCTGAGCGTAGGACGAGGTTGGGTCGATGAGCATACGGACCTTGTCTTGGTCGTCGATAAGGTCGGCGTACTCATACGATGCGAGGCTCAGGCGACGACGCGCATGTGGCGTATCCATCTGAGGGGTGTCGGCGTGGCGAGTGCTACGCAGTTGCGCAGTTGCTACTCCGACCTGGTCGATAAAGGCGTTCTTGCCAACAACATTCTCGATGCGCACAGTGTCACGCAGACGGGAACCCATCTGCTGTGCAAGCATCTGCACATTCGCAGAATACTGTTGTACAAACGCCGTAGTTACTTGAGTAGACATAATGTCTCTCCTTCTACGTTACAGTTGCACTAGATTCCGGTGTGCTACCCTCTCGGACACTCCTAGCTTTTCGGACCTGCTTGCGGCCACCGTCTTTCCGGTTGTCGGCAGGACGGGTTTCCCCGCTACCCTGCATCGCCCACTCGAAGTATTTATCCGCGAGTCGGGCGGGGTCTACAACGTCACGCGCGGTTCCAAACTCAATCGCGTAACGTAAGCACTCAAGGCGCACTTGGACCACATCATCATGTTCCATGTAGCACACCCATCAAATCTTGCACACGCTCAATGGCCTGTTGGCGGCCAATCACGTTCTTGCGGTCCCAATACGCATGTGACTTGTCATTCATAATCGCATCAATCTCTTGCTGCGCTGATTGACGACTCACCATGCTCCCTGTCGGTGCATCAGAAACGGTGTCTTCACTAGTCACACTTTGCCTGAACTCAGCCATTTTTGCAAATGCCTTAATGAAATCAGGGTGGTTGCCCACTTTGGTGCCATTAGCAAGCTGCATCTCAAGCAACTCACCGCCGCCAAACTGCTGTGCAATTTTACCAGCGTCTTCAATCCGGGCGGTAAAGTCGTCGCCCCACTCCTTGCGCAACTCCATTTCTGTCTGGCTACGTTGCTGCGTCTCAGCCTCGACTGACATCTCAGAGGCTTGTGAAGCCATGCTGCGATAGTAGTCCATGATGCCGCTGGCCTGGTCAGGTGTCAGGCGCAGTTTGTGCGCTATGTCAGCGTAAGACTGAGCCACCTCCTCCGTGACTACGTTACCATCGACAGCAATCTCGTAGCCATCAACAGTCTCTGGTCTACCTAACCTGTTGTAAATATTGTCCAAATCCTCGTCGGTTGGGTTTACGGGGACTGGAATCTTGTCAGCACCAATCAGGCGCTGCGCATTGACGTAAGACCTCGCAAGGTTCTCTACGTCTTTAATTGGTGAGAGGCTTGGATGGTCTCTCAGTTCCTCCGGTATTGTTTGCAAGAAATCGTTACCAGACCCGCCCTGTGCTACTTCCGCTGGGGTTTCCAGCATAGTCCCGGCATCAGTTGCCGGTGCAGCTTCAGACTGGGCTACCTGTTCGATAGCTTCCTCTGACATAGTTACTCCTGTGTCATCATGTTGTGGATGTGAAGAAGAACGGCACGTTTGCCCTCTTCAAAGGCTGTGGCATTGGGGTCACCCGCCACATAGCTCAAGGCCCGCCAGTTTGAACGCGCCTCAAGGTCTCTGAGAACCTTCTGCCCAGCTTCGCTGTTGAAGGTTTCGGTGTACATATGCTTCAGCTTTTCGATGTCTTTCACTGTCCCACCATCCTGACTGCCTGCGCGGCTTGCGCGGTTGTGTAGACATCTTCTTGGTCACGCTGCCGTTGCATAGCTTCTTGCTCTGCTTGCGCCCGTGCTTGCCGTGTCTCGTCAACCTCACGCTGAGAGCGAAGGGTTTTCTTGGGAACGCCAAGCGCGTCGGTCACATGCCGGACAAGTCCGTCAGGGTCGATGTGGTCTCCGACCGGAAGGCTTTGAGCCAGCGGCAGGAGAATCTCAAGCGCCCGCATGGTGTTGTTCAGGCTGCTGGACTTTTGAGCGCGTGCCAGAGGCGAAACGTACTCAATATCAATATCCAATCCCTGCAACACTTCTGGTGGCTGTGCCAGCATGTCGTTGCGCAACATCAGCGCAAACACACGGTCAATCAGCGGACGAAGAAGCTCGTTCATCAAACGGCCCAGCACAGGGCCAATGACGCGCATACGCTCTTCTTGCCTCTGTATAACCTCTGTCGCAGTCATCTGCGCGGAGCCAGCACTGATAATCTGGTCAACATAAAACGCTTGGCGGATAGCAGCACGGCGCTGCTCTTCCATGTTCAGGCCAATCGGAATGTTTGCGCCCGTGTTCAGTGGCGTAATCGTCTCTCTAGTGCCAGCACGGAAGAAGTTGAGGCCACCAGGCTGGGTGCGGATAGGCAGCAGGAAGCCGTCATCAGGAACCAGAAGCGGTGGGTCAATCTGTTTTTGTGCTGCCTGGATGATGGTCTTGGACATCAGGTTCAGCATTTTCACATCGGGCAGTGCAGTCATGGCCGGAGAACGGCCCATGGTCTCGCCGGTTGCCTTCAGGAAGCGCGGCACGACATAAGGTAACTCTTCAAAGCCACCTTCTGAAATAATCATACCGGTGCTTTTGCAAACATAGGCCGACATATACGGCATGTTGAGATTGTCTTGCTTTGTCACATCCCGCGCAATGCGTGGCAGGACAGCATGCAGAATCTCGACTTCCTCATCAGGAGTCTTTTCAAATTTCTTTTGGATGAAGCTACCGACGTTATCAAAGCCAAAGCGCTCCACAGCCTGTGCTGCGGTGGACTTGTACATACGGAACACGGTGTTGACCATGCCGTACTGGTCTTCGGAAACGTAGTATTCAGAAATGTGCCGTGTGCTAAACCGCAGCTTGTCACGGTCCATCTCAGCAAACATGCAAGCGGTGCCAAACACCACAAGGTCCACATACGCCTCGTGGACTTCAGTCTCAAAGTTTGAGCGTTGGAAGGCTTGCATTATGCGCATGCTGGTGTCTTGCAGCCACTCGCGCACGTCATCGTCCCGATTCAGCGCCTCATCTTTGATGTCCAGATGAAACCAAGGCGATGCACCGCTGGTAAGCATGCCATGGAGGAAAGCGGCCATCAGGTCGATGGATTGCAACGCAGTGCCGTCGTAAATCAACTCCATGCGCTTTTCACCGCGAGAGCGTTTCTTCACGATGTCCGCCTTGCGAGGCAGCATGTAGTCAGCCAGTTCCTGATAGTGGGTGTCCCAATTATCACGGCGGCTTTTAAGAGAATCGAACCGCTTGATTAGCGGGGCTGCTTCCTGTGCCATATCTAACCCATCAATGTTGGTTTGCCGTTAGTAGGCTGGACAGTGTCCCCCAGCGCACCAGCGACAATGGTTGAGCCTCGGCCCTTGCGGCGACTACGGGCTTCCATTTCTGCCTCTTCAGCCAGTACACGCGCACGGCCAATATCCGGCTCCGGCGGAGGAGGTGGCGGGGGAGGTGGGGTTGGCATGGATGGAGTCAAAAAGCTCATCTAAATCTCCTATTCATAAAGAACACCGCCGCCTTCAAGCAGGGTACCGGCAGCGCCAGCGCGTTTTGCACGACGGCGACGAGTTGTTTCGCCTTCGCCAAGCATGGCTGCATCAGCTTCCGGTGTAACCTCTGGCGTAACCTCTGGGGTAATAATGGTAGAAGGCTCTTCTTCTGCGCGTAGGGCTGCTGCACGTTCTTCTGCTGCCTCTACCGTAGTTTCAATAAACGGAAGGGTTGTCGTTGTACCCTTGGCTGCCTCTTTTGCAATGTCGGCGTACTCAGCGCGGCCTATGTAGTCGCCTTTTCCTGTGACAGTCCCAACAGTCAAAAAATCGCCGCTAGGGGTTTCAATCTTGACCGGGGTTGCACCCTCTTCCAAAGCAGAAATCTGTCCTTCAAGGCTAACCCGGCTCATGCCGCCTAAAAACCCAGGGAGTGTTTCCCTTAACCGGCCTTTAAGCTCAGATATAGAAGACTCACGTTCATAATCCTTTTCAGCACCTACGCCACCGCCACGCTCAGAAATAGCCGCAGCACGTTCTTGGCGTTTAGCTGTGAGCTTGTCAGGGTCCATCGTGGTCGTTTTGATAGTGCCGGTTGAAGGCAGCGTGTAGCGTCCCTCTTCGCCAGGCTTTGTCCCTGCCTTTGCCTTGATTGTGGCTGGCTGGCGGCTAACGCCCCCGGTGCTGCCACCACTTGTTGAGCTAGCCATCAGTCTCTCCTATAGCGTGAAGGGGTTGTATTCGCTTTGCGCAACCTGCTGTGGAGGCTTTCGCATAACCTCTCGGTTCTCCAAGCCAGTCGCGAGATAGCGGAAAGCATCCGAAGCATGGCTCGTATAGTCATGTCGCGGATGGTCTCTAAAAATCTTACGCTTCTCATCCCATTCCTGCCTGTACTGCCGGAGCATCTCCAAGCCTTCGCCGCACTTGTCGCGGTCAAAATAGCATTTAGGTATTAACATACGCGCTGCGTTAATGCCATCTGCGACCTTCATCTTAGGTATAACACGAAACCTCAGACCTAGCGAATACGCAGTCTCAAGCCGTGACTTGCCGGAGCCTAGCTCCCGCACTTCGATGTCATGCGGTGCCAGATGGTCCCCATAGGTGTACTCCTTGCGGTTCAGCACATCAGCGTAGTGGTCCAGCCCCACACCACTACTCTCATAATAATCTATTATATTAACTGCACCGCCACGGAAGACCTGCGCAAACCAAATGGCTGTCGAGTCGTTAATGCCCAAGTCCCAGGCCGTATGCACAGGATAGGCCGGGTCATATGGCACTCGCGTTATACGGCCATTGTCATCTGCATCTGTCAGCAGCTTGCCGTAATACGCACCAATAATAGCCGCTGTGAACGAACACTCGTATTCTTGCTCGTACTGCTCCGGCGTCATCTGCACCTGAGCCGCTTCCAATTCCTCCGGCCTGACGATGCCCGTCTCACTCGCCTTGCAAATCTTAAAATACCAATCGCTGCTGTTCTCTGCCAACTGACTCTTGGCCGTCTCTAGCAAATCATGGAAATGGTTGTGGCCCGCCGGGGTTCCCAAAAAACATGCCGACCCCTGCCTGTCAGACAAGGCCGGTCTCACAACCTCCCCCCACACCCTTGGGTTCTGCATCCCGAACTCATCGAAGACACACTCATCCAAATATATTCCTCGAAGGGCATCAGGGTTCTCAGCAGACAGCAACATAATCCTGCCACCATTCGGAAAGTCAGCCCGCAGTTCTGTCTCGTTAAAGGTCACGCCTGGAATCACGCCCGCGTAAAACTTGACGTAGTCCCACGCTATTCGCTTCGCCTGAGCAAAGGTAGGAGCTACAAAAGCCGTCCTCGGTCGAGGCAACGGGCAGGTCAGCGTCGTCTTGATTAGCTGGTTCACTGCCCACACCGTCTTGCCGAAGCGGCGGTGCATCACCAACACATTCCATCTCTTCAACTCCTTGTGCATCTCTGCCTGTAAGGCGCGAGGCTTGTAGGGAATCTTAACGTCCATCTGAGTCCTCTATTGGCGTGTAAATAAGCATGAATGTATCGCAGTCAGGGCAAATTAGATTGCTAGCTATGTAACCACGCCCGTTCATGTCTTCGTCATCGTGGTCCCCGCCATGTATCATTCCTGTTTCGCAATTAGGACATTTCATCAATCTGTCTCCCACAGAATCCGAACCGTGCCGTCACTCACCTCGACGCCAGCCCGGTTCTTGGACTCGCCATATTGCTCAGGCATAGAAGTCTTAGCACGCCAGCGCACGTGTTGCGCATAGTCCCGTAGTATGTTGGGGTCATACCTCTTACGCCCCTCCAGTGCGTTCATATACATGCCGTCAAGCTCCTCCAGAGCCTTCTCAGCGCTCTCAGCCCTTGCCGTGTACACAGCCGCCCGAAACTCCTCATCGGCCCTCATGCGCTTGTATGCGCCAGCACGGGATATGCCCGCGCCCTCGCAAGCCTTCACCAAGCTATGGCCTTCGCTCAGTAGCTCAATGACCCGTGTCGTGTTTGCCTTCGTAATCTTGCCCATGGTTCCTCCGAGTGTGAGTGATGTGTGAGTGTGCAGAGGTCAGTTAACACATATACAGAGTGGCCCCGCGCGCTGGGGGTGGTCGGGCTCCAAACATCCCCCCCC